TCTAATCCAATGGCTCAAGCCATCGCCAACTACACCCGTGTAGTCAATGATTGTTTCGGGGGAGTGTCAGACCCCTATGCTAGTGTTAGCACCATGGTAAATGATTGCATTGTATGTGATACCCGTGAGCGTATGCTTGTGGAAGGCCGCAAGGCTTGGAGCGTGTCCACCTCTGGACAACCGCTATGTGCAGATTGCAACTACGAACGCATGATGGAGATGATGGACTAATGCTGAATGATGCATGGGCGAGCGTGTACGCAGCCTTCCCCGATAACGCTTTCGACTATGTTGGAAAGCCTTTCTACAACGACAATGATGGAACTATCCAACTGTGGAACGGTTCCAAGATGGTCACCTATGCGGAGGTTCCTTTCTAATGATCATTGACGGTCTAATCTCAGAATGTTGCAACGCATTTGTTCGTTGGCTTGATTGCGATGAATGCGATACCTGCGAACTGCAAGTGTGTGTAGAATGCGGGGCAGATGTAAATGAAGATCAATATGAATTTACTGAAAGAGTTACCAATGTCTAAATGGGAAATGATTGACGGCGATGTTTCATGGCAACATTGCGGTCGCCCTGCCTATTGGGAAGGGTATCAAGTGTATTGTTCTAAATGTCAGGAGGAATTACCAGATGAGATCTAATCTAGAACTAAATGACTATGAATTTATTGCAATGAATAATCTCAAGCGTGCTGCACTTGCATTGTCTGATGGTGATTACAATCATGTTGAGGCATGTGTAGGTGAAGTGTTGGAGTGTATGTATAAGGTGAACAAGTGAACGACGATCCAAACTTTTTTATCTACATGCTTGTTCTTGTACCCTCTATTATTATTTTTATTTTGTTTTTTGTGGAGGCGGTGAGACAAATATGAAAGAAATAAACAGGGACGCAAATCTTAGAATTGCAATCAACAACATTGATGAAGCAATCAGAGCATTGTTCGAAATACATGACAACGAAACACTTGCAATCATGTCAGACCTTGCAGATTGTATTTGGAAACTCAGGGAAATTCGTAACCATTCGTAACAAGAGCTGAAAGGGCCGCGCCCCGTTATCAAATTGTTACAATAAATATGTCAAATAGTCTTGACAAATATCAGACCCATATGATAAGGTCGGGGTATCGAAATCGAAAGGAGTTGGCGACGATGACCAACGATAACAAGGGCTTCTGCGTTCATTGCAAGAAGGAGTTCGTTCCTCAGTATGGCTACCGCAACATTTGCGAAATGTGCGATGAATACTTTGAGTGCCGCCGTGGGCATTCATTCTGCACCCGCCACTAGGCGAGTGTCAGACCCCCATGCTAGGATCAGATCAAACGAAAGGAAAGCACATGCTGACAATGACCACAGACCGCGACACCGTTACCATTCACGGGTTGCCCTTTGGTGAGCATATCGAATGGCTCAAGAAGACCCACTATGCCTACTGCTACAACGGCGGGGGACGTATTGTAGATGAGTTCTCCTTCGCATGGGAGAAGAACAATCCCAACATGGCAGACTTTCTAGATGCTGCTGTAAACTTCATTGACTACTACTTTGAGGAGAAGGAATATGCTGACGCATAATTGCCAGCATTGCGGCGAGGATCTTCCTGTTAGCGAATTCTGGAAGAATAAGTCAAAGCCATTTGGCCTAGATATTTGGTGCAAAAATTGCTACAAGAGCCTTCCATCATATGCAGCAAGGTTAGAACGTAGTCGCAACGGATACCGCCCACCATCAGCACGAAACGAGGTTCGTCGTGCAAAGGCAAAAGCAAAGAGAGAGAGCGCAAATGTCTGAGAACTTTGGCAAGTTAGGATACATTGGTAACCCACGCCGTACCCGCTTGGATCATGTGCAAGCAGACGAGATTAGTTTCTTCATCGAACCATTAGACACCAATCACTATGAGGCTGCATTCTTTTTTGAGGGTGAGTGGGTAACGGATCTCATGGGAGAGTTTGAGCCTTACGCAGAGCCAGAGGCAGGGGAGACAAGAGTCTATCGCTACATTCCCAAGGAAGTGTTAGCAAACTTTCTAACGCACCACGCGGTATCGAAAATCCGTTGATAATAAAGGGTTTTTCAGCTTTCCAAAAAAACCCAGGATATTTCGTAACCTTCGTAACAATAGGGTAACGATGGGGCGCGGCGTTATCCACAACCTTGTCCACAACTGTTGATAACTTTGTGGATATCTTTGCGACAATACTGTGACATTCGCAAATGTCCGAATTGGTAGTATTTGTAGGTATTCTAGCGAGGCCCAATGTCAGACCCCTATGGTAGAGTCGGAGACATAGAAAGAAAGGTTAGGTGGTCACAATGGCTACACGCAAAGCAAACGCAATCGCCCTAGCGGTTGCCAACTACGCAAAGGTTGTCGAAGAGGCTTTCGACACCACCTACTGCTCAGGGTGTCTGAATAGGCATGATCCTCAATACTGCCCCCATCGGGGGTAGTGTCAGACCCCCATGGTATTGTCCAACTAACCTAGTAGAAAGATAGAAAGATGATCGAATCAGTAAAGCAAATCAAGACCATGAAGGCTATCGACCTTCCCGATACTTTCGATGTTCGCGTGGGTACTACTGAATACCCTTTCGAGATTGTTGATTGGGATCTTGACTATGTGTATGCAAAGTCAATCAAAGACAATCAAGTTATCAACATTCCCGTTGATGAAATGGTTACCGTTCTAGTCCCTGACACTTGGGAGAATGCAGCGGTAGATATCGAATTCGATCTCATGCAGAAGGGTCTAGTCTAATGAAACTAACCAAGCGTGGTGAGTTTGTTGTCGGTACTTTCTTTGTGCTTTGCTTGCTTGCACTGATTGGCATCGCGGGTGCAATAGAAACACAACCCAATCCAACTTGTGCAGACTATCAAGCATCACAAGATTGGGAATTGGCATTACGAAATGATTGCCCATTTATTGATAAGAATGGTGACTATCTTTACACTTGGCAACCTTTGCAGTAAAACTATGGTATGGGCGCACTAATAAAAAAGTGCGCTCTTACTGTATGCCGCACCGTACACATCTCCAAAATATTAAAATTTTCTCAAAATTGGAAATGCGGGGTATACAAAAAATAGGCTCCACAAAAAATTATTAAAATTTATTCAAAATCGCCATATCTAGCAATCATTGCAGCCATACGCATTCCATTATTAAACCAATAGATCTGTTCATCTGATATAGATTCAGGGCTATTGCGACGGTATAAAGAATTATCAATATCGTCAGCTATTAGCTGGCGATAGTAGTTCTCCATAGACTTTTCAATATCGGTGTAATCATCCATAGTACAATGGTACTATAGAAACGAGGGGTAAAAAATGAACCAAGAACGCTATTGGCGTAATCTCATCGCTGATGAAATTAAAGCCGAACACGACAAGGTAAAGAAATATTACCAAAAAAAGGGTATGAATACAGGTGGAATGTCCCCTGAAGAACACACTCGTCTTAATATCTTTTTATTATGTGAATCTATTTCACGAACAATGAAAAATTCACAGGATGCACCAAGACATATTGAAGAATCTAACAATACCCCCATTTCTACCCCCGAACCTGCAGAAGATATCAATGACTTTATAGAAGAACAAATTGAAGCTTTGTCCGAGGAACAACTAGAAGGTCAAATGAGTCTAGACGATATAACCATTAAAGATGTTGTACCAGATCTTGTACCAGAAGTTGTACCAGATCCCGTGCCAGATCCCATGCCAGACCCCATACAAAGCCTTGTCAAAGATACCCCCTATCAAAATGAGTTTGGAGAGATTTTATGAAGGAATTGAATGGAGTGAAATCATGAAGGAAATAAACTACACATGTGCACATATGGACTTTAATAAGTCGTATGGATGTGCAAAGTGTGAAGAGGAAAGAAAGATGGAGATGGATAAGGGTACTATTTCACCCGCCGCGAAAGAGCTGCGTAAAGGATGATTAACTAAATGAGTACATTTGAGCCATTAGAGTTTAAAAATTATCAAAGGCAACAATTAGATCAGGTTAAGCTTATTAATATTAAACCTGGCAAAGAGAATTATCATGTCAAGATTGTGAAAGATGTGTTGCATTCCATGTACCCCCATCCTAATGATAAGGATGATTATAGCTACGATGTATTTATGGAAAAGGCTGTTAAGAAGTTTCAGCAAGATATTGATACCCCGATTACGGGTAGGCTTACTGATGCCGAACTAAGAATGCTTGCAGAAAAATCAGGTACGTTTAGAGTTGCCTAAACTCTGTGTGCCAACCATTCTTGTGTTGTAATAGGAAATGCCTGTTGCACCTCTATAAATACTGCATCTGCATAAGCCTGAATCTCAGACTGTGCTTCTGAGTGCATTCGTAATGATATAAAGTGAAGAAGTGAGTTAAGGCTTGCTGTCCACCGCCACCTAACGTACATGGCGTAGGCAGGAAGAAGAAGCCGTGCCTGCTCTGGAGCAACACCATCCATCATTGCCTCTCTATAAAGGTCGTGAGCCTCCTGGACAAGCTTTTGCATTCTTCTGGTATATTTTGCACCAAGAAAGTCTTCTACGGGTTCTCCGCTGCCCTGCTTGCGATTTTCAGGCGAACTTCTCCATTGATTAACGCCAGGGATGTAAAACTCTTCATTTTCTGTGACATACCTACGAGAGGACTCATTCCACCCCATTTGATCGTCAAGGTGAGTAGAGGCAACAGCGTGCTTGTACCATTGTCTAGCAATCATCAACGGTGCATAGACTTCAAATGTCATGGCACAATGTCGTAATACTGAATCATGCTTGTGCTTGACAAGAAAACCAATAAGCTTTTGATCTCTACTATCTAACTCTTGAATTTCTTTATCAAAAGAGGCACGGGCAGCATTAACAACATCTAAATCACTACCCATGGTGTTTACTGTGCGAACATATCCATGATCTAATACTTTTTTCATTACTACCTTTCTGTTGTGGAGCCGCAGGGAGTTGCACCCTGGTCTTTCGTTTTCCCTCTATCTTAGATATACAACCATATTAATTTGTTTGTAGCAATTTTGGTTTCCGACCTGCAATTGCTGGATTATCCAACCTAGACTTCTGTTCCCACCTGTCTAGAAGGCGGCACTTCTGCGACTTGTTTATACAGCTAGTGCGTAGGCGTTTTGTGTCTTGCCGTTTATATTTAGTTAGTTGCCAAGATAGTCTTCCAACGAAATCGAATCTAATTCGGCCCCGTCATTTACCATTATACATTCTTCTTATGGCAGGTGCAACCACATTTTCCAAAAGAGAAACTGTACCTACAATCACTATGATGCCCAGTAGAACACCATCCTGAGGGGGTAGTAAGTTGTCTTTCAGGCGTTGGAATCGGCCAATCATCTTCTATCTTCCTTTTCTTTTTAGGCATTACGCGCCCTTGGCAGGAGTCGAACCTGCGACCAACGGATTAGAAGTCCGACGCTCTATCCTCTGAGCTACAAGGGCAAGTGTCATTATATAGTTTCTGTTAGATCTCTAGCAACTTCTAATTTAATATGTGTTGTTGCAATATTGCGTTGTGCAACATGAAGGGTGTCTTGAAGAAAAGATCCTGCTTTTGCCATATTCATAGCATTATCAATGTGGTCATATACCTCATTGAGTTTTTCTAAGGCGGTAATTACTTCGTAATATATTTCTTTATCCATCCCCTACTTCTTTCTTGTGTCGGTGGAGTAAAATCCTTTACCCTTGAATTGTACTCCAACAGCATTATATATTTTATTGAAATGTATGCTATCGCATATGGGGCACTTTGTCAAGTTATTTTCAGTTATAGATTGATATATTTCTTGTACCCCGCATTTATTGCAGGAATATGTATATGTTGGCATATCTCCTCCTGAGCCTCAAAACAGATTTGAACTGTTGACCGCTCGCTTACAAGGCGAGTGCTCTACCCCTGAGCTATTGAGGCGAACGGGGAGACAGCGGGGATGGGTGGTGGGTGGAGTCGCTGCCTCCCCTAGCTGGCGTGGTAGGATTCGAACCTACAACCCATCGGTTAACAGCCGATTGCGCTGCCATTGCGCCACACGCCAAGGTCTTACGACCTATGCACTTGACTGGGACTTTTCGTTTATAAATTCTCTTTCATCTACAATTTCGTATGCCCAATTATACAGGGCTTCCTCATGCTTTGTAAAGTCATGGCCACAAAATAATAGACTTCCTTCTATACCCTTTGCTTCCACCCAAGCCTGGGCATTGCAACGATCACACCTATCTTGTATACTGAGTGTCCGAGTTTTTTGTTTTTCCATAGTTTTCATTTTTACTCCCATCCATATTTAACAGCGGCCTGCAATAAATATATTTTACCATCGTTGCATAACATAGTCAATACATTTAACAATGTGATAAAATAGTTATAAATCTTTTGGGGAGAATTTACAACTGAATATGGATACGCCGCAAATAGACGATCTGGTAATAATGTTAGGCCAAATATCTGCCGCAATCATTGCAATCTCAGGCGTTGGGGCCATTGCATATAAATTATTCTTTAAAAAAATGGCAGATAAGTTAGAAAAAATAAATCAAGAACTTCATCCTAATGGTGGGTCTTCTATGAGAGATGCTATCAATAGAATTGAGAAAGCTCAAGAAGAAATTAAAGATGATGCTAAGAACATCAGGGAAAAAGTAGACGACCATATTCAATGGCACCTTGATAACTAATGTTATAATCTAATTAGAAATATAAATAGGAGTGCCGCTAAATGACCCCAGGCAAAGCTAATTTTTTATGTCCCCAGGGAAGCACGTTTACTCGTACTCTTACTTATAAAATTGATGACTCCCCTGTGGATTTGACAGGGTATGAAGCAAGGCTCCAGGTTCGTGAATATCATTATTCAGATGATTTTGTAGTTAATCTTACAGATAACGATGGCATTACGCTTGGTGGCAGCGCAGGAACAATTGACATTGTTATTGATGCAACTACTACCCAAGATCTAGTTCCAGGAAGTTATGTTTATGACTTAGAGTTAGTAGTTGGCAGCACGGTAACAAGACTAGTAGAAGGTAAATTTACTGTAACCCCAGAGGTGACTAGGTAATGGCAGATGTTACTGTAGAAATTATAGAAAGTGTTGCATCTATAGAAACTACAGATGACAAGGTTACCGTTGATCTTGGAACATCTGGCCCACAAGGTCCAAAAGGTGAAGATGGAGAAGTTTTATTTGCTGATCTTTCTTATGTTCATACACAATCTGTTGCATCAAATACTTGGACAATAACACACGGACTTAAATTTATACCAGGCATAACTATAGTAGATTCAGCAGGAACAGTCGTTGAGGGGTCATATAACTACCCAGATGCAAATACTGTGGTTGCAAGCTTTTCAGTACCTCTCTCTGGAAAGGCGTATTTATCATGAAAGGAAAAGATAAATAATGGCAAGAAATTTTCTTACGCCTATCAATCTGAACAAATTAGAACTGCAAAACGCAGCTATTCAGAATCTTGCTACTGATCCAGAAAGCCCCGCATCAGGACAGATTTACTACAACACAAATGATTCAAAGTTGAAAGTTTACAACGGAGCATCTTGGACTACCGTAGGCAATACACAAGAAGAGATTGAAGACTACATCAATGGTCTAATTACCGCTGGTGGAGGAATTTCTGTTGATTATGATGATGATGGAAATTCACTCACTATTGCAAATACAGGCGTTACAAGCCTAACAGGAACAAGCAATGAGGTTACCGTTTCTGCTTCTGCTGGAGCAGTAACTATTGGCTTGCCTAGTACAGTAGCAGTAGATATTTCAGGAACAGCAGCAAGTGCAACATATGCTGTAACTGCTGGAACAGCAAATGCAGTAGCAGCAGATTCTGTTGCATTAGGCACAGATACAACGGGTGATTACGTTGCTAATGTAACTGCTGGAGCAGGCATTTCTGTTACAGGAACAGGAGAGGGAGCATCTGTTGAGGTAACAAATACAGGTGTTACTTCTCTTGCAGGTACAACTAATGAGGTAAATGTTTCAGCTTCTGCTGGATCAGTCACCCTTGGCTTACCTGACGATGTAACAATTGCTGGTGACCTAAGTGTTGATGGATATTTGAACTATAATAATTTAAATACAGCATCTGCGGCTAGTGCAACATATTTAGAGTTTCAAAACGGTCCCGATGGCTATCTTTTGGCCGATGTTGGTGGAAACGAAATAAAAATACCATATTACTATACAGGAAACTAAAGTCCTACATGATATAATCTAGATATGGCTTTTCCTGCAACTTATAACTTCTCATATTATCGTGGAGACTCTTTTGAGTTTGTTGTTCAGCCCAAAAATGCTGATGGAACAGCATTTGATTTATCAGATTATTTGTCTGCAAGTGCAACATTTACCATAGCATCACGATCTGGGGGAACAGATACTTTTGTTTTTAACGGAGATATAACAATTAACTCTGCAGAATCATATATCAGTTGTGTCATTGCTCCAGAGGACGGTGAGAATTTAGCACAGGGCACATCGTATGTTTATGACGTAGAGATTAAGAATGATGACAATGTTTATACCTTACTTGCAGGAACAATAACAGTGACTAATGATATTAGCGGTAGAATAACATGAGCATAGAGGTGTTGCTAAATACTCCAGAAATATCTGTCATTGGCCCTCCTGCTACTATAGATATACAATTAGATGTTGGTGCTACAGGGCAAAGGGGTAGTCAGATATTTAGTGGATTTGATGATCCAAACGTAGCTCCACCAGACGCTAGTATTCTTTTAAATGACTTATTTATTAGAGAAAGCCAGGGACAGACAGAAGGATATCTATATCAATACTTATCTGATGGTGCTGGTGGATTTCAATGGGAAAAAATTGGCTCACTAAAGCCATCTATTTATAGTGACGTTGCATCATTAAGTGCTAGTGTAGGGAATATTAGTGCAAGCGGGGGTATTTATACATATGGGGTTAGTATAGCGGAGGCTTTTTCTGAATATAGCGCAACCTCTATTTCTGAAAATAATCTAAGCATTCAAATCTCTACTGAATTTGAAGACGCTCCTGTAGTTACCAGTCTTAAAACAAAATCAGTAAATAATATAACAAACTTTATAAATGTTGATTTTTATTCTTTATACTATAATTCAGCATCTGCACAATGGTTAGACCTAACAGATTCATCAGCAAAGCATCACATAACAATATCATTGCTCGCTTGATGATATAATAAAAGTGGAGAAAAAAATGGCACAAAATATATCAGACACCAATAACTTTACTACAAACTATGACGTAGGTGTTCCTGAGCAAACAGATGTTGCCAACATTATTCAAGCCTTTACAGAGTATCATTATGGTGCAGACTATGATGGCAATGGTGATCCAGGAGGTATGGAAGGCCACCTTGCTGGGATAGAACAAGACCTTTCTACTCACGCATCATCGACAACTGGAGTGCACGGAGTAGAATCAGGTAATCTTGTAGGAACAACATCCACTCAAACATTGACAAATAAAACACTTTCTTCTGCAACACTTTCTTCTCCAACAATTACTGGAACTTCAACAGTTACTGGGGATTTTAATGTCACGGGCACTTTTAATGTAACAGAAAGTATTAATGTCACAGGAGACTTTGATGTTCAATCAGTCAGGGAATCACTATCTTCAGAACTATTATCTGCTGGAACTTTAACAATTGATTACGCAACAGGAGCTAATGTATCTCTTTCTTCTCCAAGTGCGAACTTTAGCATTGATGCAATCAATGTTCCACTAGATAATGATAAAGTCATTAATATAACTATCATTGTAACTCAGGGGAGTACAGGAGGAATCCCATCTGCTTTTAATATAAATGGTTCAGCACAAACTATACGATGGGTTGCAGGCATCACCCCTACACCAACAGCTAATAAAATTGATATTTTTAGCTTTACTCTTATCCGTCAGTCAAGCTCTTGGACAGTCTTGGCCCAAGCCTCGCTTAATTTTTAGGGAATAACATGGCATTTCTTTCTGACATATTCGGTCCCATCGGTAGAGGAATTAGAAAATTTGTTCCAAATATTATTGGACAAACTAGAACAAATGCAGCAACAAAATTAAATGAAGCTGGTCTTGTTGTTGGCACAGAAACATCCACAACGACAACAAATACTAGCTTGGATCAACAAATTATTAGTCAAAACCCATTAGCAAATGAACAAACTACCCCAGGCGGTGCTGTTGACTATAATTACTATCAATATGTTGCTCCTTTCTTCCCACCCTTCTTCCCACCGTTTTTCCCACCATCGTTCCCTTTCTTCCCACCATCTTTTGGCCCCTTCTTCCCACCGTTTTTCCCACCATCGTTCCCTTTCTTCCCACCGTTCTTCCCACCGTTCTTCCCACCATATTTCAAGCCTCCCCCCCATCACCTCTACAAATCCGTTGGAGTTGACACACTAATTAGGACACCAGACGGTCTTGTTGCTGCAGGCGATTTAGAGTATGGAGACACCCTTATTTCTGCAGAAATTGAAGGATTCCCGTATATGTGGACGGAAGAATCAAATCAACAGGCACTTGATTGGACGAGTGAAGATCCACAAATAACTTATAAGGAATCAACAGTTGTTGGAATAGTAACCAGAACTACAGAGTGGGCAATTGTAATCAACGATGACATATTTTCTGACACCCACTTTATCCTTGTAATGAGAGACGGTGAGGCAAAATTTATTGAAGTTCTTAATGTTGTAGAAACAGACCTTATCTATTCATATCAAACTTCCTCATTTGAAGAGATAACGCTTCTTGAGTTTATAGAATCACCACATGAGGTAGTTTGTATTAACGTAGAGCCATATGATGTGTTCTTTACAGAACACATGCTGGTACATGACAGTCATTCCATGCGCGAGATAGAAAACATCGGTTACGAATGACAAGCTTTGTAGCAAAGGATGATAATGGTGTCGCTACTGCAGACTTTGAATGTTTTCCAATAGAGTTAGGCGACAGTTGGATATTTACTCACAAATTTAAAAGTGGTGGCCTTCATTCTTTCTTTATTTCTATGTATCACAATCAAGATTTTCCTGCAGGGACAGTAATTTCTTCTCCGTATATGTATCATAAGTATCCAGACGTATACTCCGTATATTCCCGTCCTAATGAAGATGGAATATATTATGGTGAGAGGGCTAGTATCAATCCAATACATCGTGGTAAAAAGTGGTGGACATGGTATGGATATATGACAAGAGTTATTATGTGGGGAACATTTGGTATTCATGTAGATGTTACCCCCGACAGAAATACTAAAATGGAATCTTTTTATCAAAAAGCTACAAAGGGTATTGGTCAAGAATTAAAAACAAAAAATAATGGTAGGATGGATTATCCAGATGAGGAGATGCCTAGAGATCCAGCATTTCCTTATTCATGGCAAAATAACAGAATTTCTAAAAGGATAAAAAATGAAAACTAATGCTCATAAAGAGAGTGTTTTGTTTGAAAAAATAAAGCGCAGCAATCTTGTTTTAACCTCTGAAATTATTCCAAAAAATGTAATAGAAGATATTGATTTTATAAGAAATAGCAAAGAGGAAGTTTATCTTTTTAATGGTGGAGATAGAGCAAGCTTTGTTTATGATAGATCATGTGTTAACGACCTATCTTTTAATTATTTTCAGCTTTATAACGAATCTGTGTATCTTTGTTTTAAAGAGGTAGTGTCTCTGTTATCAATAATTAGTGGTAAGAGAGAAATTAATACAGTAAAAAATAAGTACTATTTAACATCTGAGTATGAAGAATCTTTTAGAGATGATGTACTATATGACACAGGTGGAGGTGGTGCCCCTTCATTTTCTGGATACTGGATACTACAGGCAAATGAAGATGCTAGCATAAAAATAAACTCAACTGAAACAGAGGTAGTTATTGGAACTATAGTAGTGTTTGAGTCGGGAGTAGACATACAACTTAGGAATATAGAAAAAGCAATATCCTTTAATCTATCTACCCTGAGTAGAATACCTGATCAATATCCTCAAAAATGGATGCCAATTCTGCTGTGATATAATTTTCCTTTGATTGGAGCATTAATGGAAAAAATAACACAAGGTCCATGGTACGAAATTGAAGAACAAACTTGGACAGATTCTGAAGAACTAAAAGATGGAATATGGGTATATAAAAACGTTGTAAGTAACGGAAATGAAATAGTAGAAAAGATTTCAAAAATTTTAGATAGGTCATGGAACCCATCACTAAGTTGGATGCCAGCATATGTGGGATATCAGGAGCTTATGCCTGAATACAGAGATTGCCATGACTTTAAATATAAGCCTGGTCAATTACCAGAAAATATTCCAGGTGTTCAGACAATAAACCAAATATATTCAGAACTACACTATAGACAGTTGCAGCCTGTAAAAGACTATGCCAAACATTACAACATCGGGGAGCTTAGATATTGGGAGGCAATGAATCTTGTTAAGTACGGCCCTGGAGAGCACTTTGAATATCATCACGACCATGGATATTCATATAACTGCACAGTATCTCTTGTTCTTTATTTAAATGATAATTATGAAGGTGGAGAAATATCTTTTAGACTACAAAACCTACAGGTAAAGCCAGAAGCGGGGGATCTATTTGTTTTCCCATCAAACTTTATGTATCCTCATAGAGCTATGCCAGTAATTAGTGGAACTAAATATTCACTAGTAACAATGCTTGATTATTCAGACAAGTTCCATAGCCCAGAGTTTTATCAGGAAACAGGGTCATGAGATCAATACATGTTCATAAAGAAATAGATAAATCTGCCAATATAGAACAGCTACAAGTAAAAAGATTATGGATGGATGAAACGCCAAACAAACATGCATATCAATGTATGCCCCTATCCCTGGCAAACTCATTGGGATGGGGAATATCTTTTCCAGAGGACATATCCTTTATTTGGGACGGAATTTGTGATACAACCGCAGATCACGTTAAGGTAATAAGCGGAAATAAGTATTGTTTTACATCTAGAGGCAATGCTACTATAAGCTTTAATACATATCTTACTGTTGTAACAGAAGAAAGTGTTACTACTTTAGTAATGCCCGTTCCAAATGAATTTAATGAAAATGCTCAATGCTTTACTAACCTAATAAGTACCTCATTTTTTAAGTCATCTATTCCTATCGCATGGAGGATAACAAAGCCCAATGTAGAAATAATAATACCAGCAGGTACGCCTGTTGCCACCATTGTTCCAATATCATTAGGTGCTCTGCAAGAGTTTGAGGTAAAAATACAAAATAAGCCTTATCCAATTAATAAAGAGCAAGTTAAGGAAGACTTTGAATTTTATAAAAAAGTTAGCAAACTAGGAAAATTTACAAACCTTTATAGAAAAGCAGAGAATAGTAGAGGGGAGTCTGTGGGAAGTCATGAATCAAGAACAATCAAGCTTACAACAAAAAGTGAATGATAAAAGCATAATCTTTACATCTAATAGGCATCATCTAACAGAAAATCATCCGTCATGTCCAGTTTCTTCCGTAAAAACGATTCCTAAGTGGTATAAAGATGCAGACATATATGCGATTGATCCACAAACAAATAAGCCATATATTGATCCACAAGATGGTGGGAAAATACCTACATGGAAGTCGTGTCCTGCATTGTTAGATGTTATGTCTTCAGGCTACGTTTTAAGAACGCCTTGTGACATAGAATTTTATTACGACAATAATAGGATTAGAGCCAAAGTTTTAGATAAACAAAACAAAGACTTTATTGATGAAAGATCTCCAATGCCCCAGTTTGTAACCCCCATGGGGTACGATGACAACCATTTTGCTTGGTGGATGAATTGGGCCGTGACTGTACCAGAAGGGTATAGTGTTTTGTACACACACCCTATGAACAGGTTTGATCTTCCATTTATTACTACAAGTGGTGTGGTTGATAGTGATAAGGTGCTTATTGCTGGAACCATTCCGTTCTTTCTATTTAAAGGGTGGACTGGAGTTTTGCCTGCTGGAACACCGTATTCTCAGCTTTTTCCATTCAAAAGAGAAAACTGGTCATCAGACATAAAAATAGAAAACCCAGAAAGAATGTACACAAAAAATATGATTAACACCCTTAGATTTAGAGTAAAAAATGGTGGGGTGTATAAGAATAAAATTTGGAAGAGAAGATCTTACAAATAAGGTACAATTTTGTCATGATTACCAATCCTCAAAATTTACAAAAACCAGTATCTATAACACCCTCTGGGTATTTTGGTATGGACGCAAGCAATATTGTTGAGCTAGAAAACTTTATGACAGAAAAAGAATTAGACACGTTATCAAACTTTGCTAAAAATCTCACAACCTGGGATCAAACAGAAACACATTATGATGAGGACGGCGTTGTGATATATGAGTCAGAATATTGGAAAGACAGGGTTGCTACTTTTGAAACTTTAAGATCTGTAAATCCACAAATACCTCTGATGATTACAAAAATGATGGATAGATTAAAGGTTCCAGTTGAAGAACATTTTAATGTAAAAATACAAGCAACTGGACCAACCATAGTTAAATGGTTGCCAGGTCAATATCAACACCCACATGCAGATAAAGAGTTGCACGAAGGAGAAAACGCGGGGAAGCCAAATGATTTTCCATATTATGATCTAGCCAGCCTATTTTATTTAAATGATGACTATGAGGGCGGCGAGCTTTATTTTCCTAAACAAGGTATTCAGTTTAAACCGAAGCGTGGTGCTGCTTATTTCTTCCCTGGAGATATGAATTATATACATGGAGTTACAGAAATAAAGAGTGGAGTTAGATTTACCTGTCCGTTTTTTTGGACAATAAAGGAGCTTGGAGATGCATAGATATACAAAAGACATTATCACATATGATAATTTTATCTCCAAGAGAGAGTGTGATTCTGTCATAAAGTTTCTAGACAATCAAGCGGAATCCGAAAAGATGGAGTGGATGCCAATATCTTTTTATGAATCATACTCTTCTTCTTTGCCAAAAGAAGACAAGGAGCTAGAAAAACTTGATTTGCCTTCTAATTATTTTGAAATTTTAGAAGACAAAATGAAAAAAACTGTTGCAGAGGTACATGATCTAGAAGTAGAAACCATATTTAAAATAGGATTCCATACTCAAAAATGGGAGCCAGGAGCTTATGCTAGGCCACATTCAGATAATACTGACGAAATGGGTAATTTTGGAGCATTCGAAAGAAGCAGATATGCCTCCTTTTTATATTTAAATGATGATTTTGATGGCGGCATTTTAAGATTTGTAAAGCAAAATATAGAAATACCCCCTAAAACTGGACTACTTGCTTCATTTTCTGGAAGCTTTGAAAATATGCATGAAGTAACATTACTAAAGTCTGGCGTAAGATATACAATCGGATCTTTTTGGGATGATAGAGATGAATCAGCGTATCCAGAAGAATTAAAAGAGAGTTGGAAAGAGGAAATGGAAAAGACCAGAGAGCAGCAAAGGGTAGAAAAAGAAGAGTGGCAGAGTCTTTTGAAAAAAGGATATAAAATAGATCAGCAAGGTAGAAAATATAAGATGGGTGAAGTATCGTAATGGAACTAACAAGGCTTCATGAAAATGTTTATTATTATACAAATGTATTTGAAAACCCTCAATGGATAATAGATTCGTTAAACTCATTAGATGATGATGAGCAAACATACTCAGCGATAACAAAGTGGTACCCATGGCTTGCCAGCAATAATAATGAAGATTGCTTCGGTGAAAAAAAAGATCTCTACTATCGTAATAAGGACTCTGTAGACAATCGGCTAGTTTCTGAGGTAATAGAGACAATGAGGCAAGGCGTAGAAAGAATATGCTACTCTTTTGTAAAAGATAGGGAACTAGACATTGAGCCAAACATATCTCCATTCCTTGACATGTGCAAATATACAAGGGGTGGAAATCTTGGACCACATTATGATGGTTTAGATGGAGATAGAAGCCTGATGTATTCTATCGTAATGTACTTCAATGATAATTATAGGGGTGGTCAAATATCTTTCGCAATTAATGAAGATGAGAGAAGGCCCACAACAAATATACAAGACCCTGCTATAGATTTTTGGGTAAAGCCAGAACCTGGATCTGCAATAATATTTCCATCAACCTATCCGTACTTTCATCAATCGCACCCAATAATCTCTGGTGAAAAATATATGTCAACCTCATTTATATTTGTTGAGGGTTATGATCCATATAACCCCGATCATGTTAAAGAATATCGTAGCTAATGAAAACTGCTATTGTAACAGGGGCAAGCAAAGGGGTTGGCTATCAAACCTGCAAATTTCTATCTGAAAATGGATACAGGGTAATAGCTGTCTCTAGAAATATAGATAAAATGATTCCTCTACAGTCTGAAAATATAGAGACATATAAAATGGACATAACCAATTTTCAAGAAATAGAAAAATTTTTTGAAAAATATAAAGATATAAAGTTAGACCTCCTTGTTAATAATGCTGGTGGGGGAGCAAGCCCAACACAAATAATAAATGAAAGGCCAGAAAACTTTAATTATGCATATAGTTTAAATGTAAGTGGACCGATGTATCTTTCTAAACTATTTACAAACAATATGGAAAAGTCTGATAATGCAACAATAATTTTTGTATCGTCCCTCGGTGGAAAATTTGCCTATCCAGGAGGTGGCAATTATACAAATGCAAAAAGAGGTATAGGTGGCCTAGTAGATACGATGAGGCTTGAATATCCACAATATGGAATAAAGATAGTTGAATTATGTCCAGGAACCATAGACACGGTAGAAGGAGAAAAAAGGGAGTCTGCAATAACGGGTAAAGATATGGCTGAAATAATATATTGGATATCTGAGTTGCCAAGCCATGTGAACATAAATTATTTAGAAGTGAACCACATAAATAGTAGAAAGTAGTGTACAATATTACCTAGTTTGGAGGTGCAAATTGGATACTAAGTATGTAAACTTAATAAAGTCTTATGTCAAGGTTTTTATTTCTGTAGTTCTCGGCATGTTTCTTGCTGACGGAGCAGATGTATTTGCTGTTGATATGACAGATATAAGATCCTGGTTGGCAGCTGGCCTAGCCTCTGTTATTCCACTAGTTCTTACTGCCCTTGACCCTAGCGATCATCGTTGGGGAAAGAACGCAGAGTAGTTTTATAGATTGATTCCCGCCATTGAGCGGGGATTAGTCTGTCTAATAATGATATAATAAAACTGGTGAAAATTAATGGCATTAACCACAAATAATTATGGATTCCCTTATCCACAGGATACAGATCCAGTAGACTTCGCTGGAGATATTCAGTCTTTAGCAGAGGATATTGACAATAACTTGGGAGAAATTATTGCCGATACTGTCGGTGATATGGTCAATGAGAATACAGAAAATGGCATATCAGTAACATATGATGACACTAGCAATATATTAAACTTTGATGTACAAGATTTTAACATAACTCTTGTTGGTGATGCCTCTGGTAGCACAACTATACAAAACCTTTCAAGTGCTAGCGTTACAGTAGTTATTCAGGATGACTCTCATAATCATACGTCGTCTACTATTACAGATTTTGCTGAAGCAGTAGCAGATACTGTTGGGAATATGGTAACTTCTAATATTGAAAATGGAATTTCTGTTACATATGACGATGTTGATAATACTTTAGACTTTGATATTAATAATTTTGATGTTGTACTATCTGGTGATGTTTCAGGAAGTGCCACAGTAACAAATCTTGCAAGTATAAATATTTCTACTTCTATTGCAGATAACTCACATAATCACGTTGCCTCAAATATTACAGACTTTGAAACTGCTGTAGAAGCAGTAACAGAAGCTTTTGTTACTATTGATTTGCCTTCAGGGACTGATCCAGTAGCAACCGTTTATAACGATACTCTAACTATTTCAGAAAGCAACGGTATATTAGTATCTGGTTCTGGATCTAATACCATTGATATTTCTACTAATGCTACTCCACTAAATACCGCCTCTGCTCTAGTTTCTAGAGATACAGATAGCACCTTTGATATTAGTGGTATTAACTTTGATGTATCTGCTAGCCCCTCTGCTGTATCACCTGGAACATTATATTGGAATTCAGAGGAAAACACCCTAGATCTTGGAATGAGTGACGACGTTCTTCATTCTATAGGCATGAAATTATTTATGCCGCCAACAAAAAATAATAGTGGTGTAGACATTCCCAAGGGTTCTTTTGTTATGGCAACAGGTGCTCAAGGGGAAAGAATTACTATTGCTAAGGCAGTAACAGATGGATCTGTAGATCCAGAATATATGATTGGTTTTGCTGCACAAAATATTGAAAACGGTTCAGAAACAGGACTTGTTGTTATTAATGGAACAATTACTAATGTAAATACCCAAGGCTGGCCTGTTGGAACAACTCTTTATCCTAACTCTGCTTCTGCAGGAACATTGTCTGCAAGTGCAGGAGAAGCACCAGATATTCGCACACCCGTTGCCATTGTTCTTAGAGAACATCAAAATAGTGGTCGAATTTATGCCAGAATGATAAACTCTCATAAATTTGGTGAAGAAGCAGATGTAAAGCTAACAAGTTTGTCTAATGGTGACATAGCAATTTACAATTCTGCATCCTCATTGTGGATGAATGAAAGTTTTGATGAGCGAGCACAGGACGCTATCGCTACCATGATTTCTAATGGAACACAGACCAATCTAACTATTGACTATGATGACAATGCTAATTCTCTAAGCTTTAACGTTGTCGGTGCTGTTGCAGATGTTCAAGGTACAACAAATGAAGTAGAAGTAACTTCTGCTAGCAATATTTATACCGTTGGACTCCCTGATGACGTAACAATTTCAAATGATTTAACTGTAGTAGGAAATCTAACAGTAAGTGGTTCTGTTACTTATGTAAATACTACAGAACTTTTGATTGAAGATAATATTGTTACCCTTAATTCTAGTGCTTCTGCACCACTTCTAGATGCTGGTATTGAGGTACAAAGAGGTAGCGCATCAAATGTATATATCAAGTGGAATGAAACATCTGATGTATGGCAATTTACCAATGACGGATCTACATACTACGACTTAGTAGATTTTGATACCACGTTCTCAGCTAAGAAAACAGATGATTTAGCAGAGGGCATCACCAACCTTTACTTTACTGATCAACGTGCACTTAATGCTACAGCAGGAGTTATTGCTTCTGCCTCTGCTGCCGCTGTAGCACATGCAGATGCCCTAGAGACTGACGATGTAGCAGAGGGCATCACCAACCTTTACTTTACTGATCAGCGTGCACTTGATGCTACAGCAGGAGTCATCGCTTCTGCCTCTGCTGCCGCTGTAGCACATGCAGATGCCCTAGAGACTGACGATGTAGCAGAGGGCATCACCAACCTTTACTTTACTGATCAGCGTGCACTTGATGCTACAGCAGGAGTTATTGCTTCTGCCTCTGCTGCCGCTGTAGCACATGCAGATGCCCTAGAGACTGACGATGTAGCAGAGGGTTCAACAAACTTATATTTCACAAATGAACGAGCACAAGATGCTGCAGCAGAAATGATTGTAAATGGTAATCATACAAATATCTCTGTTACATATAATGATTCTACAAACACATTAGATATTGTTGGATCTTCCTCTGGTTCTGTCACATCTTTAACAGATGAAGAAATACAAGATGCAATTGCACCACTATTTACTCATTCTAATCATACAAACATTGTAGCAACATATGATGATGCAAACAATGAAATATTATTAGAGGCAAGTGGTGCTGGTGGAGGCGGGGCATCTTTAACTTCTGGCTCTGCATATCCAACATCCAGCATAACAAATGGAGATCTTTTCTATAATACAACTAATGGCAGAACAGCAATTTATTTTGATTCTATATGGAAAGAATTTGCATATGTCACAGATGGATCATTTGATGGTGGTTCAGCCAGTACAGTCTCATTTGATCAAGTTTATGAAGGTGGAAGCCCGTCAACATCAGTATTTGTCGGATCACTTGATAATGGATCTGTATAAAATTAAATAAAAGCTTATGATATAATATTTTAAGGAGACAGTATGGCGACAAAAATTCAAATTAGAAGAGGAACTGCGTCTGAATGGTCTTCTGCCAACCCAGTTCTTTCCTCTGGTGAACTTGCACTAGTTACAGATCTATCAAAAATTAAAGTAGGTGATGGCTCTACAAACTGGAACTCTTTGGCATACATCTCTCTTACTAATACCGATGACTTGACAGAAGGCTCTAGTAACCTTTATTTTACTGATCAGCGTGCTATTGATGCCGTAGTTGATTCTCCATCACTTACTGGAACTCCAACAGCACCTACAGCAGACTACGATGATGATTCAAATAAAATTGCAACAACAGGTTATGTTCAAAATGCAATTGAAAGGGTCACCATTAATTCAGTATCAGCATCTGCCTATGAATTAGAGCTTGCAGACGCTGGAGAAATAATTGAAATGGATTATGCAAGCGCAAATATTTTAACAGTTCCGTTAAATTCTACAAAAGCATTCCCTATAGGAACAACAATTGATATTGTTCAATATGGTTCTGGACAAACAGAAATTGCTGGAGAAAGTGCGGGTGTAGTATTAAGATCTAAAAATGAACAATTAAAACTTACCTCTCAATATTCTGCAGCAACAATTTATAAAAAGGATACAGATGAGTGGGTTGTTTTTGGAGATTTAACAGTATAAGGAGAATAGAATGAGAATAGGCCTTGGAATATTTGCTTCTGCTGCCAATGTCGCTTCTTCTCTTTCAAGTAATTTTGTAGCAGTAGCATCTGGATCACAGATTTATTCCTACTCTGAAGATGCAGGGGTAACATGGTCTAGTTCAACATTGCCATCCAGTATAAACTGGAAAGCAATAATTAATGGTCAAAATAAATTTGTTGCTATAGCAGATTCCTCTAATATCGTTGCATACTCTACTGATGCAATAACATGGGCTAGTTCAACATTGCCCGTAAGTCAAGCTTGGGCTGATATTGCTTATGGAAATGATAAATTTGTTGCCATGGCTATTTCTTCTACTAATGCTGCTATATCAACAGACGGCATCACTTGGGCTGCCATGTCTATACCAAATGGTGTTACTTCAATAAACTCTTTCAATGACACAATAACTGTAACGCGATCAAGTAGTTCAGGAAACATTTACTACTCAACAAACGGCATCACTTGGAATTATACAAGCGTGCTGGCGGCCCCGAACAATGGGCCTTATGTCTTTGGCAGAACGTCTGGAAAAACTGCTGGTGGCCAAGACATTACAGTTGCCACAGGATATCAAGGAGGTTCTTCCTTAGCAGGCCTTGCCTATTCCTATAACGGAACCACTTGGGTTGCTGGCTCCATGCCATATACTACCACAAGCAACATTACATATAATGCTGTAGCGTTTGGAAGCAATAGCTCAACAAAAGACAGTCGATTTGTTGCTGTGGCATACGGAGGATACTATACTAATCCTTCAGCATCAGAATCCTCTGCCTATTCAGTAGATGGTGTTACTTGGAATGTAGCAACTCTTCCATCAAGCCAGATTTGGACTGGAATTGCATTCTCAGGAAACAATTTTGTTGCTGTATCAAAAAATTCAAATATTGGAGCAATTTCAACAGATGGAATTACTTGGACTTCAAGAACCTTGTCAGAAAACCAGTCTTGGGAAGACGTTGCTGCAACGACACAAAACTATACATTTAAGACAGCAGTACCAGTTCCTGCTCAACCAGTAACTGCTGTTACTCTAGGTGATAGCTCAACATCAGCATTTACAACAGACGGCACTACTTGGAGTTCTGGTACCTCTATTATAGGTGGAACATGGACAGATGGACTGCACGATTCTAGTAAGTTTATTGCTGTAGGACCAAACAGTGCTAACGTTATTTATTCTACTAATGGAGTATCTTGGCAGTTAAGTAATGACGTACCACAGACTTTAATGGCAACTTATTCTGATAAGTACATCGCCTTTAACGGATCTGATAAATACCTTATTGCTTCAAGCCAACAATATCAAGCAGCACTGTCAACTGACGGCATTACTTGGACGTATGCGTCTACACCAGCTAGGACTTATTCACTAGAACACTTTAATAATGTCTTTACCCTAATCACTCCAAGTTCTGCATATAACATTTACTACTCAACAAACGGCACCTCTTGGACTAATACAAGCACGGCGCAGGCCTATAACAAAACTCCCTATATCTTTGGCAGAACGTCTGGAAAAACTCCTGGTGGCCAAGACATTACAGTTGGCACAGGATATCAAGGAGGTTCTTCCTTGCTAGGCCTTGCCTATTCCTATAACGGAACCATTTGGATTGGTGGCTCCATGCCATATACTACCACAAGCAACATTACATATAATGCTGTAGCGTTTGGAAGCAATAGCTCAACAGAAGACAGTCGATTTGTTGCTGTGGCATACGGAGGATTACTTTCTAATCTTTCAGCATCAGAATCCTCTGCCTATTCAGTAGATGGTATTACTTGGAATGTAGCAACTCTTCCATCAAGCCAGATTTGGACTGGAATCAGTTATTGCAACAACAAGTTTATTGCCACAGCGGATAACACTACCTCTGGAGCTACATCAACTGATGGTATTACTTGGACTTCTATAACTCTGCCTGATGACGCTGCAAACAAAACGCTCATATATAAAAACCAAGACTATACACCAAAGACAGCAGTACCAGTTCCTGCTGAACCAGTAACTGCTGTTACTCTAGGTGATAGCTCAACATCAGCATTTACAACAGACGGCACTACTTGGAGTTCTGGCACCTCTATTATAGGTGGAACATGGACAGATGGACTATACGACTCTAGTAAGTTTATTGCTGTAGGACCAAACAGTACTAACGTTATTTATTCTACTGATGGAGTATCTTGGCAGATAAGTAATGACTTACCAACGAAGTTAATAGAAAGTTATTATGGTAGGCACATCGCCTTTAACGGATCTGATAAATACCTTATTGCTTCAAGACAATACGGTCAAGGAGCACTGTCAACTGACGGCATTACTTGGACCTATACGTCTACACCAGCTAGTACTTATTCACTAGAACACTTTAATAATGTCTTTACCCTAATCACTCCAAATTCTGCATATAACATTTACTACTCAACAAACGGCACCTCTTGGACTAATACAAGCACGGCGCAGGCCTATAACAAAACTCCCTATATCCTTGGCAGAACGTCTGGAAAAACTCCTGGTGGCCAAGACATTACAGTTGGAGTAGGATCTTTGGCAAGTTCTAGCTATCAAAGCCTTGTGTATTCCTATAACGGAACCACTTGGATTGGTGGCTCCATGCCATATACTACCACAAGCCAAATTACATATAGTGCTGTAGCGTTTGGAAGCAATAGCTCAACAGAAGACAGTCGATTTGTTGCTGTGGCAAGCGGAGGATACCCTACTAATCCTTCAGCATCAGAATCCTCTGCTTACTCAGTAGATGGTATTACTTGGAATGTAGCAACTCTTCCATCAAGCCAGATTTGGACTGGAATCAGTTATTACGACAACAAGTTTATTGCCACAGCAAATAACACTACCTCTGGAGCTACATCAACTGATGGTATTACTTGGACTTCTATAACTCTGTCTGATGACGCTGCAAACAAAACGCTCATATCTAAAAACCAAGACTATACACCAAAGACAGCAGTACCAGTTCCTGCTGAACCAGTAACTGCTGTTACTCTAGGTGATAGCTCAACATCAGCATTTACAACAGACGGCACTACTTGGAGTTCTGGCACCTCTATTATAGGTGGAACATGGACAGATGGACTGCACGACTCTAGTAAGTTTATTGCTGTAGGACCAAACAGTGCTAACGTTATTTATTCTACTGATGGAGTATCTTGGCAGATAAGTAATGGCTTACCATCGAAGTTAATAGAAAGTTATTATGATAGGTACATCGCCTTTAACGGATCTGATAAATACCTTATTGCTTCAAGACAATACGCTCAAGGAGCACTGTCAACTGACGGCATTACTTGGACGTATGCGTCTACACCAGTTAGTACTTATTCACTAGAACACTTTAATAATGTCTTTACCCTAATCACTCCAAATAATTCAAGAAGCATTTACTACTCAACAAACGGCACCTCTTGGACTAATACAAGCACGATGCAGGCCCCTTCCAAAACTCCCTATATCCTTGGCAGAACGTCTGGAAAAACTACTGGTGGACAAGATATTACAGTTGGAGTAGGATCTTTAACAAATCATACCTATGTAAGCCTTATGTATTCCTATAACGGAACCATTTGGATTGGTAACTCCATGCCATATACTACCACAAGCCAAATTACATATAATGCTGTAGCGTTTGGAAGCAATAGCTCAACAGAAGACAGTCGATTTGTTGCTGTGGCATACGGAGGATTACTTTCTAATCTTTCAGCATCAGAATCTTCTGCTTACTCAGTAGATGGTATTACTTGGAATGCAGCAACTCTTCCATCAAGCCAGATTTGGACTGGAATCAGTTATTACGACAACAAGTTTATTGCCACAGCAGATAACACTACCTCTGGAGCTACATCAACTGATGGTATTACTTGGACTTCTATAACT